CCGAAGAAATCATAAGTAGATTCGGAAAAAACCAATATCCAATTATCCATGACGGTAAGTACGCAGGGTTGATCGGGGTTGCTGGCCTAGTGTTGGCTAGGATACCAGAAGAGATTGTGAAATCTCGCGCAGAGTATTTCAAAAGAATTACTCAAGATAGAATTAACGCGATTGATTCAGATCTAATGAAGGAACAACGACCTGAGATGCCTATTAATATTAATAGACAATCTCGCGTAACTTTTGGTGGGGGAAATAAAAGATAAAAATTTTATAATACCAACCAAAGTAAATATAAACATAAACATAAACAAGGAGTATAAAAAATGGCAAACGTACTAGAAAAATTTGGTCTTAGACCATCTAGACAGCTAAACGGCAGTCCATTTATTAATGCTCAGAACAGATACAGAATATCTGCAAACAATACAACTGCAATATTCCAAGGTGATTTGGTTATCCCAAGCACTTCAGGAACTATTACAAGATATGTTGCTGGTACTACAAACTCTGTTGTGGGTGTTTTCAATGGTTGCTTTTATACAGACCCAACGACTCAAAAACCGACTTGGAAAAATTATTATCCAGCAAGCACAAACGCTTCAGACATTACAGCGTTCGTAATTGATGGTCCAGATACGGTTTATGAAATCAATGCAAGTGGCACAGTTGCCGTTGCAGGTCTGTTCTTAAACTATGACGTAGTAAACGTAACAGGTAGCACTCAAACTGGAATATCTTTAGTTCAGTTAGATGGCGGTTCTGCGAATACTACAAACACGTTACCGTTAATGGCAATCGATATATCGCAAGATCCTTTAAACAGCGATGTAGCAGCTTCTAACGCTAACATAGTAGTGAGAATTAATAATCACTTCTATAAACAAAACCAAACAGGCATATAATAGGAGATAAATTATGGCTATATCACGATCACAACTAGTTAAAGAACTAGAGCCAGGATTGAATGCACTATTCGGCCTGGAATACAACAGATACGATAACGAAGATGCAGAAATCTTTGTAACAGAAACTTCAGATCGAGCTTTCGAAGAAGAAGTTATGTTATCAGGATTTGCAAGCGCGGAAATCAAACAAGAAGGTGCACCAGTAGTATTTGATAATGCTACAGAAGCATACACTTCTAGATACACTCATAACACGATTGCTTTAGCATTCGCGATTACTGAGGAAGCTATTGAAGATAACTTGTATGATAGACTTGCTGCGAGATACACTAGAGCATTGGCAAGATCAATGTCGCAAACTAAGCAAACAATTGCGGCTAACATCTTAAACAATGGTTTCAGTGCGTCTTACACAGGTGGTGACGGAAAAGCTTTATTAGCTAACGATCACCCTCTTGCTAACGGTGGAACGTTTAGAAATATACTTTCTACTGCTGCTGACTTATCAGAAACATCACTTGAGCAATCGTTAATTGACATTGCTGCGTTTGTAGATGAAAGAGGTTTAAAAGTTGCTCTACAAGGTAGAAAATTGATTATTCCAAAAGAATTACAATTTACTGCTGAGAGAATCTTAAGAACACCTTTATCAACAACTCCAGGTGGTTCTAACGCGTTCGCGAAAAACGACATCAACGCTATGTTAAATATGGGAATGATCCCAGAAGGTTACAGAGTTAACCATTTCTTAACAGACACTGATGCATTTTTCATCATGACGGATGCTCCAAATGGATTAAAACACTTTGTAAGATCGCCAATTAAAACGGCTATCGAAGGTGATTTTGACACAGGAAACGTTAGATTCAAAGCTAGAGAAAGATACAGCTACGGCTGGTCTGACCCTAGAGGAATCTTCGGTTCTGCAGGAGCTTAATAAGTAATTAATTATACTGGGGCGTCTTTACGCCCCAGTATTTTTTAGGTACAATAGGTATTATTATGGGTTTTAAATCAGATATCCAAGCTACAAGAATTACAGCAGCTACATCAACTGTAGTGATTGCTCCATCAATAAGATTAAGAGGAATTATAGTTGCGTCATCAGGTGGCGGAACTGGAACTGTTGAATTAAAAACAGAAAGTGCAACTGGTACAACTTTATTTGTAGCAGATGTTCCAGCTGGAGATATTATTAATTTAAATTTCCCAGAAGATGGAATTTTATTTCCACAAGGAATTTACGTTTCAACATTTACTAGCATTGCAGCAGTAACATTACTTACAGATAAATATTCGGGTCCAGGCCCAATGTATCAACCACAACCATAATATTTAAATGCCTATTTTAAAATCAGGCACTTATTACGATACGTTACAAGATTACTATGGTCTTGGTGAAGAATCTGATAAAAATAAACAATCAAAACAATTAAGAGCAAGTTTAGGAACAATTGTTGATCTTGCAAAAGGTGGCATGCCAGCAAGAAACAAAAAGAATTTTAGATCTACAGAATCTGGTGCAGGAATGACAGAAGCTGGAGTTAAAGCTTATAGAAGAATGAATCCAGGTTCAAAATTAACTACAGCTGTTACAGAAGATAAGCCAGGCCCAAAAAGAGCAGCAAGAAGAAAATCATATTGTGCAAGATCTGCTGGACAAATGAAAATGTTCCCAAAAGCAGCAAAAGACCCTAATTCTAGACTAAGACAAGCAAGACGTAGATGGAAATGTTAAGCTTGCAATGTCTTATTTAAATGCTAATATCCCGCCTATCTATTGCAAGATAAGGAGAGAATATTTATATGACTTACGAGAACATCAAGGCGAAACTGAAGACTGCGTGGTATTTGGTTTGGGGAGCATTAGCGGCCGTGCACTCTTGTTTCACTGCTTACTTACGAATGGCGCAATCTATTGGAGACTTCCTATCTCTGCTTTTCTTCAAAGAGGAAACGGCAGTACTTTGTATCAACGAGAAATGGAACATCAAGATCTCGAAGATCTTCAGTTATGGAATTCATTTAGTTATTATCCTAGTGTTACTGTTTTTGATTTTTTAGTCGGACAACGTTGTAAGTATCTAGGAAAGGATAAAAAATTTATTCATGGACAATATTTATTCACTGTGGATTGGGCACATCCAGAACCTAATATCTTGGATACTGAACATTCCGAAATACCTGATCAGCATAAGTGTGCTCACATTCTGGCTCTTGATAACGGCAACTATGCAGCTCAGCCTAATAATCGTATTTTGTGGAGTGTTCCTAGCTTTACAACTTCAACACATTGGCCAGATTATAAAGTACAAACTACAGAATGGAATGTTGAAAATAAAAAGTTTGTAACAGACGACACAGACAATTTTTTTTATGATATAATAAATGAGGAGAAAAAATAAATGAGTAGCGAATTTAAATTAAGTGATCAAACAAGTGTAGCACTACCTATTAAAAATATAGTGGCTATTGTATCTGCTATTGTTGTAGCAGTATGGACTTATTTTGGTATTGTTGAAAGATTAAATAGATTAGAGACTAATGAAAAGTTAATGGCTCAAGATCTTTTAAAAAAAGCAGATCAAACTCCAAAGAATCAAGAATTATTTATGTTGATTGAGTATCAAGCTAAATCAATAGAAAAACACTCTAAACAATTAGAAGAAAACGTTCACACTAAAGTATTAATAGCTCAATTAGAAAAAAAAGTAGATAAACTAGAAAAAGAATTAGATTCAGTTAGAGGTAAGTAATGATTGAAACAGTATTTGCACTATTAATGTTTTTAAATGGTAAGTTAGAAAATTATTCACCAAAGGCTACGGTTGCCGAATGTTTAGAACAAAAAAGAAAAGTTGAAAGAGATGGAAATCCAAATTCAACTCAATGGCAATGTAAAGAAGTAAAAGCTATTGTAGAAGTGGATAAACATGGAATCAAAAGAATCAAAGAAGTCAAAGAATAACTGTATATTTAAACTCTGGATTGGTATATGTTGTTTGTTAAAACAATGTAAATGTAAAAATGAATCTAAGTAAAAGTTTCACATTAAATGAGTTAACAAAGTCTCAAGAAGCAACGAGACTAGGCATAGATAACACTCCAAATGAAGAACATATAGAAAATTTAAAGATACTTTGTGAAAAGATATTACAACCTCTAAGAGATTATTATGGTATGCCAGTATCCGTTAGTTCTGGATACAGATCCGCTGCACTTTGTGAAGCAGTAGGTTCATCTAGCAAAAGCCAACATACCAAAGGACAAGCAGCAGACTTTGAAATATTTGGTATTGCTAATAAAGACGTTGCGGATTTTATAGTACAAAATCTTGACTACGATCAATGTATACTTGAATTCTGGAATGAGAATGAACCTAACTCTGGATGGGTACATTGCAGTTATAATCCTTTAGGAAATAGAAAACAATTCTTGAAAGCTGAGAAACTTAATGGTAGAGTTGTTTATACTGTATTAAATTAATAT